ATAAGGAAAATAAAAAAGATATAGATGATTTCGATATAAGTAGATAGTAAATAAGCCAAAAATACTGTATAATAGTGGTAATTGAAATGCATGGAGGTATGTGTATGATACATATAATGAAAATAAATGATAATGCTTTTGAAAGAATGAAAAAAGGGATTAAAAAAAGAGAATATAGGGTTAATGATGAAAAAAGAAAATTAGTTAGAGTTGGAGATATAATAGAATTTCAAAAGATTTCTAATCAAGAAGAAAAAATACATAATAAACTATCTAAATTAGTTGATATGCGATTAGAAGATAGTATTGATAAAAACACCTATTTGACAAAAGAAAACGAATTAAAAACAGAATTAAAAGATATAGAAACAAAAAGAAATGAATTAATAGAAATTAAAAATCAAAATAAAACAATCACTCTTCTCCAGATTTTAATTCTATCTTTTTTGTTTTAAACTCGACATATTTCTTTAATTTCACAGATACGGTCACATCAAATCCCTCGGAAGCGTCTTCTGTTTGCGTATAATCTTCTAGGGATACTTTTAAATTTGTGTTAAATAACAAAGAACCATTCGGAAGAGTACGATTGATAAGGAATTGAAATGGTTTTTGACTGTTTTTTAATTCCTTTAAAAATTTAAGATAATAACTTGCGTTCTGGAAACCGTTTAAATATCTCGCAAAAGGATAAGATACATTTGGAAATAAACAGTCAAAATTTATTTCCGTTAGACCTGCTGGTTTTAAAATAGACATTTCATAATCATTAAGAAGAGTGATTGTTTTATTTTGATTTTTAATTTTCATGGCTTACCACTCATGCCTTTTGACTTAAACACAGAGCGGATTTTCCGGCTGGTATCACGGGCGTAAAACTCATACATGATATTCTCTCCTTTCGGATCAAAGAAAAAGCGCTTGATTTCTCAAACGCCCCTTTGCATCATTAAAATTTGTTTCATTATCTTTTTCCTCTCTTCGCTTCTCTTTCTGCTTTTTCTTTTTCTTCTTTTTCCTGTTCCACTTTTACTTGTATGGACGCAAGTATAAGTGCCTTATCTTTTTTTCCTAATTTTCGATACTTTTTCGGTGTCCAATGAAATTTATGAAGGCAATAATGATAACATACGGCATCACTATCGCCTTCTTTAATTAGTTTTTTGCTTCTTCTACCAATCCCCCATCATTCACTTCATATCCGCTAATTTCCAATACTTTCTTACAATATTGCTGATATTCTCCATCCTGATCTAATAATTCCTGTATCAAATTATCTGCTCCTAAAACGCCATAACTTTCCTGCAACTCTGCGTTTTTTAGATCGGGAAATACCGTACAAGCTGCTGCTACCATACGATTAAATTTTCCATTATCTACCGCTACCTTTTTTCCTTTTGCCTCGATAGAAGAACACTCTTCTCTGATTCGATCTGCTTCTTTCGACTTTAAAGGTCTTATCTCCCATTCGATTACCTTTCCTTCTTCATCTACAAAATCTTTACTTGCTGCATATTTTACCGTTGCTCTTTCCTTCTTATTCTTTTTAAAAAAAGCATTTAATCCACTCATCTTTTTCTCCTCCTATTTAAAACATTCCCGGTAAATCACTATATTTTTCAGGGCTTTCAAAATCATTACAGTAGCCTTCTATTTTTTGTTCTATAAAATCTCCTGCTGCATCAAAAGCAGATAAAATTAAATCTCCATCTATCACACAATCCTTATAAATCTTTGTACTTCTCCCGATGCTGGTCACTTTATCTTCATTTGTTACCTGAATATCGAAGGTAGGCATAAACCCTGTATTCTTATATTCTTCTACTATATCAATAAAGACTTCTGTGGCTTTATAGATCGTCATGGTAAATTTCAGTTCTCCACCTGTTACTTTTCTACCTTTCATATTTCGCCCCAAAGAAGGCACTTCTTTTGATGTCACATTCATCTTCGCTTCAAAATCTTTGGCGTAAATCGCCCGATGCATCTGTCCATTTATGGTTACATAACACTCCGCTTGATTAGCTGCGGGCGCTTCTTGTGCGTTCATATAGATCATATCTTTTCTTCCTTTCTTTCTAAGCAACCACGACTGTCATATATAATTTCTCCATACAATTTACTGGTGTCACTGCACCATAAATCACAATGGATTTCTTATCGTTTCCTTTTTCAACCGCAATATCTTCTCTTTCAAAGCCTTCGATTGCTTGCTGATTTTCTAATTCTTTATAATAAGTGATCAAATCAACCAAGAAAGAGGCTCTGCCGCTTGCATTGTTTTGTATTTTTCCTAAATATTTTTTATGAAATAAGCTGGCTATATCCGTCGCTATCTGATCCAATACTCGAACCGTCTGATTACTTTGAAAATCCTCGCTTTTTTCATTGGTAAAGCTGATAAGGCTATTAATATCCGATAATACTTTTACTTCCTGTCCAACTTTATGAAACACAAATTCGCCGTTTTGTAATGCCGTTTTTAGCTCTTCTTGCCGAAAATCTGTATAGATGGAATATTCTCCATCATATATTTTGTTTGTATTACTCTTATTAATCGCACAACCTGCGATTGCACCTGCTACCCAATATACAAGAGAACTCTCACTTGCTGTTTTATCTTCTACTTTATTCTTTACATTGATCGCACCTTCATAATCAGCTTCTTCTCGATAAACAACCGTCTGAAACTTCGCTCCAATTTCTTCTCTCATTCTCTTTGTAAAAGCAAGATAAAGCAATTTCGTTGTCTTATCCATAGAAGGGCAGCAAAGACAATGAAACGCATAACTTTCTATTTTATCTAAAAAACTTTGATGTGCTTCCCCTGTGACTTCTCCATTTGTTCCGCCTGTAAATACTTCTCCTGCCGTCGCTTGCAATGTCGCATCTTTTTTAAAATTCACATAGTCATTGTCTATCAATTCGGCAGCAGTAGAAACGGTTTGACTATCTACTTTATCTGCCTGAAAATAAGTGACTACCTCAAACTTCGTACTATCTTCTATATTCACAGTAATTACCGTTTTTAATTCATTTCCTAATATTCCACTATATTTTGCTGTTCCATAGGTATTACTTGCCATTTCTCCACAATTTATCCGGTAGCAATATACAAGTGTTGCATGACAAAATACTTCTCTTAAATTTCTTAGTTTTTCGGATGTATAAGCGTATCCAAATAACTTTTTCGCGTCCTTTTGTAGTCTTTCTAAGTTCACTTCTAATACTTCTCCATCTGCTCCCCAGTCCATTTCCAGAGGAATCGCAACTACTCCTCTATCCGATAGAGCGGCTTGTGTTCTTGCTGCTGAAATAAAATTAAGATAACTTCCCGGTAAAACCTTATTTTGTGTGGTATAACTTCCTCCTCCTAATGCCATTTAATTCACCTTCTTCTTTTTATAATTTTTCATGATTTCTTCCACTTGTTTCAATGTATAACCTTTCTCCTTTTCTAATAAAGCAGATAGCAGATCCTTTCTATCCCGATATTTTTGAGAAGATAAAATCTGCTCTTTTGGATAAGTAATTTCTCTCTTTTCCTCTGTCGGGGAAAAAACTTCTTCTTTTTCTTTCATTTCAATCTTCCTTTCTGTTTCAAATATTCCATCTTATCTTCTTTTTCTTTTCCTTCTTTTAGGCATATCTCATATTCCACCATAAAATGTAATACTCCTTCTACTATCTCTGTATGCAGGTTTCTTCCTCTTACTGGTATGCCATCGAGTTCTATATATTCCATGCAAAAATACAGCCTTTCCGCTACTTCTGTTAATTCAAACGTAGCCTTTGTTTCTGGAAAATATATCAGATCAAAACTCTGGCTACGCTGGTAATATCCTGTCAGTCTGGCTACTTGATGCGTTTCTATGGTTTGCACAAAAAAACAAGGCTCTCTCAAGTCTTGTTCCTGTTCTTCTATCCATATTTCATAATGTTCTCCAAACTCTCTTTTTAGCTGCATGGCGATGGCTTCTAAGGTCTTTTTCATCATGAAAAAACCTCCTTTAGCCATTCTTCTACTTTTTTATGAATGAATTGTGGGGTAACTTCTTGTAGTTCTTGTTCTGATATTGTCATAAAAAACTTTCCTTGCACCCATCCTTTATGATTCCTTGTGCGATGCCCATATTCCACATAATCAGCATACTCAATCGGATTATAGATAGTGACTACATAATCACTTCCTTGTTTCTCGATAGGTCCTACTCTCCAACCTCTTTGTAGCGTTCCGGGTTTCACTCCGGGCGGACAGGCATCTGGCGTTCTTTTTGGTGTTCTTTGTTTCACTTTCCTTAAAAACCGGCTCGCCAATTCTTTTACTATTTTTATACAAGCCTCTTCTTTGCTTGCTTGTATCGCATCCAAATCTTTTGATAATTTTTTTAACGATTCAAATTCTACTGTTCCCCAACTTCCCATCTTATCACCTACGCATAGTTCTTAAAAAGTTCTAAAGAAATTTCTTGATGGGTTGCATATACCGCTGCTTCCCCACTTCTTTCATATTCTTTCGTGATTTCATTTTGCGTTACCACGATTTTACTTCCTGCGCAGATCTTAATTTCAGGCGCAAGAAATAATTTGACTGTCTGTACTGGCACGTGTGCGCCTTCTACTGATTCGGTTGTCATAATTTTTTGATAAGACAACCGACAAGGCTGATCTTCTAAAACGGAACTCTCTCTTTTGCTAGAAATCCCCGTTTTTTTGTCTGTGATGGTTCTATATTCATATATCGTACATTTTCCTATATAAGTGCTTTCAATTGCAGCTCTTGCTTTTTGTATCCCTCGCTCTACCATACGATTCTCCTATAAGCGAATAACTCTTCTTCTCCGTTATGTAAAAGATATTGAATATAAAGATCCATGTTATTTTCCTCCTGCTCCTTGACTGCAAATGTAGTGGTCGTATCTCCTACCTGAATAGACTTTAAGGCGCTTTCTGAAACATTCATATGTTCTAACTTTCCCATACTCTGTTTCCATAATAAAAATTCTCCTGCGGCACGAGAAAGCATGACCTCTTTTAATTCTATTGGTATCTTTGTGAGATTACAAAAATGACAAATTCCTTGTTCTGCTTTCTGAATCGCATAAGTCAAAAAGGGTCTATCCGCTTTTTCACACTCATATCCAAAAGCAGATAAAAACTCTTCTAAGTCCTTTTCCATCTGTTCTTCCCTCTTTCTTTAACCTTTAGAAATAATTCTGGCAATCGGAATGGACTTATGGGAAATCACTTTCTGTTTTGCTCCTGTCTGACCATTATCTACTAAAGTCCAATTTGTTCCATCTGCTAACTCTTGATTGGTAGGCGATAAGGTTTTCTGATTTTTCTTTGTATAAGAAATCCCATAAGGGGCATAACAAGCTCTATCTCTCGTATATAATGTCGTCATTCCTCCATTCTTTTCTGGGTCACGTTTCATTTCGTTCGGAACATCTGCTCCTAATTTTTCAAAATCTATCGCTCCATCTCCTAATACATAAGTAGTATAAGTGGTCGTTGCCTCTGTTCCTTCCGCCCCTTCTGTCACTTCTGTTGGCATGGAATCGTCTATCAGTACGGTTCTGCCATTCCAAGTGCCAATCGCTAAATCTCTTTGTATTCCATTGGCATCGGTATATTTTAAGTAATGTAATAATTGCAGGTTTTCCAGATTGTTCGCTACCGTAGAGTGCAGGATGACTAAAGTAAATTTTGCCTTGTTATCTCCGACTGCTTTCTGAACCGCAGTATTTAATGTCGTAGGTCCTACCATGCCATCTCCTATGGCTGTAATATCCAAAGTATGTGTATTTACAAACTCTAAGTTTTTTGCACCTGTCATAGAAAAAATACCTTTCAATACACATAATAAAATATCTTGGTAAGTGTCATCCCACCATTCCGATACTTGTACGGCTACATTATCCATAAAATTCACTCCGCCGGTAATATCCGTCGAGAAATCGGATTCTGTCCATGCTTTAGAACGTCCAAAGACCACAACACCTCTCTCAAAAGTGGTCGTACCCTCGCTGGTAATATCAGTTTGTCCATCATAATTTAGAGCCTCTCCTTCTAGCAATCCCTTCATAGGAAGAACCGCATATGCTGTACCAGTCTGTGTTTGAAAGGTATTTCTTATCTGTTCATTCCCTTTTAAAACGCGAGATTTTATCAACTCATTTCTTTTTACTTTTGGTATTCTCTCCACATAAGCACCAAAGGCTTGCGGATTAAAACTTTTTTCATCAAATTTTGCCATTTCTCTTCATCCTTTCTTTTTTTGATTATTCTATGCTTGCTTCTGGGTTTGCTTCCAGATAAGCGCATAACTCGCTATAGGTCATTTCTGATGGTTTTTTGGCAGCAGGCGTCCCTGTTCCAGATAGGGGTGTACTTCCTTTTATTTGAGGCTGCTTTATTTCCTGCTTAAATAAAAAAGACTTTGTTTCTTTTAAAGTCTTTAGCTGTTCTTCAATCCCTGTTACTTTTCCATCTTCCGATAAGATAAGTTTTGATTTATCTACTAATCCAGCTACCAAATCCATATCCTGTGCGGTTTCTCCTATTGCTAACTGGATAGCTGTATCTAGTTTTAAGTTCTTCATATCCTGCTCATACTTCTGCTTTGCTGCTTTATTTTCTGCTTGCAAAGTTTCTAATTGTGCCTTTAACTCTGTATTATCTCCAGAGTTCTTTTTGAGTTCTTCTAGCTGGCTATCCCTTTCGGCTAACTGTTGATGAACTGCTTCTAATTGTTTCTTTAGACTTTCTTGTTCTGCTTTTATGGTATTTATATCACTCTCATTTTCTGCCATGATTTTATCTATCGCTTCTTTTTCGATTCCGAAATCCTCTAAAAATTTCCTTTTCATCTTTCTATCTCCTTTACCGTTTTTATGTGGTAATTCTATTTGACAATTCCATTAAATGCTTCATTTTATATCTTACCCCTGATAAACATGCATAAAAAAAAGCACTCTAAGGTGCTTTTTCATTCTTTAATAATACCACTCACTATCATCTTCATCATAATCATATTCATCTTCAAATAATTCTCTAAATAATTCATCGACGGTTACATTTTCTTCGATACACACTTCCAAAATTTCACACCATTCTTCTTCTGAATAACTAGATGGTTCAGTGGGTGGATTATCATTAAATTTCTTTTCATATTCATCAAATAATTTATCAAATTTTGATAATTCCATTCTTTCTTTACGTGGTTTTTTCAAGAAATCTGGAATGTGGATTTCTTCCTCTTTCATCTCATATCACCTACCATTTTTAAAAATTCTTCATAACCCGTTGGAAATGTTTCCTTAATACTTTCTAATTTTATTTCATCATTAATGATAGAAGCACTAAAAAAATGTGCAAATGCTTCTGATCCGATTCCTTTATCTCCTCTTGATTCCCAATATTGTTTTTTATGCCCCCACTTTCCTTTACATTTTCCACCAGACAAAGCGCCAAATAAATCTGAAATGATATGTACTTGTTCATCTAAACCTTTTCTCAAATAACAAGATATGTCTTCATAAGTTTGTTCTATATTCATATTATATATCATCATATAATTATTTGTCAAAGTAAAAAAATCATTTTTCAAGGCATTTATGAACATGGTTGATTCGGAAGGTCTTCCATATACTTCATCTAAATTATGACCTATTTCGTGAAACAAAGCTGTCCATTGACCCCTTTTATCCAAACAATCCTTATCAAGATTTATAAAAATTCCATATTTTATAGAATATCTTGCATGTCCTCTTGCATTTGTTTTTGCAAATACAATCTTATCTATATTATCAAAAATTATCTGTTCAAATAATATTGGAGCTTTACTTATTGTCTTTGAAATGGAATATCCATACATTGTTTCTAAATCCTGTAGAGAAATAGGTGGTTTATTTCGTGTCCAAACATCCCTGACATTATTTATTTTTGAAATTATTTGTTTTTTATTAATTTCATCTCCAATAAAACTTTCTTTCCATTCCTGATAAGACATACCAGCAGGCACATAATAGGTCTTTCCTGTTTCTTCATCCTTTGCTGCTCTCTGTTCTCCTATGGTAAACTCATCTTCAAAGTATGGTATTGTTGTAGTTCTACAACATGGATGAAAAGGCGGCGCGGTCATTCCTACTTGATAATCTTTTATATCAAAGACCTTATGATCCATATCCTGACAGATAAGAGAAGTTTTATTATCTAATGTTGCTAATATTTGATACTTCTTAATCCCTAGCTCTTGATAACTTTTTAAGTCCGCAGCAGACGAAATCGCGGCGGTTTCTGTCATAATTAATCTCCCTGTCTGCTTTTCACTTACCTTCATCTCTTTTGCTAATCTTTGGATTGCTTTATCAGGTGCTTCTCCTCGGATAATACTTTGTGTTAATTCTGTATGTAGCTTCCCCACTAGCTTCTGTTTATTCTTCCATATTCTATCGCTGAACTTTGTTCCATCTGCTGCCCATGTCTGATTCAAAATTATCTCTAGTTTTTTGGAATCAAAATAAGGAACAGTTCTTCCTATTCCTGTTCCTTTCGCTATCTCATAGGCATTTCGATAAAAGCTCTCTTGTGCTACCTTACTTAAATGTCCAGTTAGTCCTTCTTTTAATTGAGCGAATAGCACTTCATTATATTGCTGAATCGCTGTTTTCATTCCTTCCAAATGAGTAATATGTACTTTTGCAGAGGCATTTTCTAATTCCTTCAACCATCTTGAAGAAACAGCATTTTCTTTTCCCTTTTTGATATATTCTTCTAAGGTCCATTGAAACTCTGCTAATTCTTTTTTATTTAATAGCCTTTTCGCAGCAGCATAACCGATTCCTTGATTGTCTGCTAATCGTTGATACCACCTTTCAATATCCTTTTCTATCCTATTTTGTGCCCTTCTAAATTGCTTCTCCACATCTCGATAATAAGCTGCGGCTTCTTTCATTCGGCGATCTTCTAATTCTTCAAATCTCTTTTGCCAGTATTCCCTATTCTTCATCTTCTGGCTAACCGCCTTGCTCAAAAGC